AAATAAAATTAAGTTTGTGTTATATAATCTATATTTTTTTCTCCTCTAATAGTATAAAGAATATAGCGTAAATGGGTGGTGGTCTTCTTCAATTAGTTGCTTATGGTGCCCAGGATGTTTATTTAACCGGTAATCCTCAAATTACCTTTTTCAAAGTAGTTTATCGTCGTCATACTAACTTCGCTATGGAAGCTATTCAACAAACTTTTAACGGAAATGTAGGATATGGAAATACTGTAACTTGTCAAATATCACGCAATGGCGATTTAATTAACCGCATGTATTTACAAGTTTCCGTGCCAAAAAGAACTGGTACTACTGCTGGCGACTCATATGTCAACTTCTTAGGTCTTCGTTTAATTAAATCTGTTGTTATTGAAATAGGTGGTCAACAAATAGATAAACATTATTCTGATTGGTTATACATATGGAATGAATTATCTTTACCTATAGGCAAAAGATATGCTTATGAAACTATGGTAGGTGCCGATAAAGATATATTATCAACCAGAGATAGTACTCTATATATACCATTAGAATTCTGGTTTTGCCGCAACGTAGGTCTATCATTACCTTTAATAGCTCTACAATATCACGAAGTTAAAGTTAAAATAGAATTTGAATCTAAGGTCAATTGTATTTTATCAGGCACTACTGCTGATAATATAGCTAATATAACTAACGCATCTTTATGGGTTGACTACATATTCTTAGATACTGATGAACGCAGAAGATTTGCCCAATTATCACACGAATATTTAATCGAGCAATTACAATTTACTGGTTCAGAAACTCTTAATAAAGGTACTAATAGAATTAAATTAAACTTCAATCATCCTTGTAAAGAATTAATTTGGGTTGCTAAAAGCAAAGGAGCTTTCAAAAAAGACAGATGGTATGATTATAATTTTGCCTCATTGGCTGTTACTGAAGAAAACGCACTAAGTAAAACAAGCAATTATATATTCCAAGTTGATCCTGCTGAATTCAAAAATCCCTTAAAAAGTGCTATTTTACAATTAAATGGCAATGATCGTTTCGCCGTTAGAGAAGGATTATATTTCACTCACGTACAACCTTATCAACATCACACCAATGTACCTGTTAATAACCCTATCAACGTATATTCTTTTGCCTTAAAACCCGAAGAACATCAACCAAGTGGCACACTAAACATGTCTCGTATTGATACTGCCACCTTAATGATTGAAGCTGAAGACCCTGGTTCAACAGCAACCAATTATACATACGATGGTATTAATATATACGCGGTTAACTATAACGTATTACGTATATTATCCGGAATGGGTGGTTTAGCTTATTCTAACTAATTTAATAAATGTGTTATATATTTTCCTTTTTTTTTTCTCCTCTAATAGTATAAAGAATATAGCGTAAATGGGTGGTGGTCTTCTTCAATTAGTTGCTTATGGTGCCCAGGATGTTTATTTAACCGGTAATCCTCAAATTACCTTTTTCAAAGTAGTTTATCGTCGTCATACTAACTTCGCTATTGAAGCCATTCAACAAACCTTTAACGGAACTCCTACTTTTGGCAATCGCGTAACTTGCCAAATATCAAGAAATGGTGATTTAATACATCGTGTATATTTATCAATAATTGATTATACTTCAACGGGAACAGTATGTCCTTATTTCGGCCTTCGTTTAATCAACTATGTCGAAATTGAAATAGGTGGTCAAAAGATAGATAAACACTATTCTCACTGGATGTATGTATGGAATGAACTTTCATTACCTCATCCTAAAAAAGAAGCTTACAAAACTATGGTAGGAGCTAATAATACACTTGCTGCTCTCACCAAAGCCAATTTATATATACCATTAGAATTCTGGTTTTGCCGCAACGTTGGTTTAGCACTACCTTTAATTGCTCTCCAATATCACGAAGTTAAAATTAATATTTTATTTGAAGATAAAATTAAATGCCAAGGATCCACTACTGCTATTGCTGAATTATCATCTGTGAATTTATGGGTAGATTATATATTCTTAGACACTGATGAACGCAGAAGATTTGCCCAATTATCACATGAATATTTAATAGAACAACTTCAATTTACTGGTTCCGAAACTATAACCGGAAAAAGCATGAAACCTAAATTATCTTTCAATCATCCTTGCAAAGAATTAGTATGGTTCTGCTCTTCAGATTTTGACTCCAATCAAGATGTTAAAAATAAAAATTGGGTTAACTATTCTACTGAAGTTAACGGCTATGCCGGTGCTGTGTCTGAACTATATAAACCAACCAGTGCTATAACTTCTACAAATCCTATTGAAAGTGCTAAACTTGTATTAAACGGCAATGATCGCTTTTCATCAAGACCCGGTTCTTACTTTAACTTAATACAACCCTATCAACATCACGAAAATATTCCATCTAACCCCGGAATAAATGTTTATTCATTCGCTTTAAAACCCGAAGAACATCAACCAAGTGGCACACTAAACATGTCGCGTATAGATACTGCTGTTCTAAATTTAGAATTAGATGCTGCCTTTGCTGCTACCAATTTTGCCAAAAACCTCAATGTATACGCGGTTAATTATAACGTACTACGTATATTATCGGGTATGGGTGGTTTAGCTTATTCTAATTAAATAATTTATTACATTACTAAATTTATAAATAATAAATGTTGTTAAATGCTATAATATTCCTTTTTTTTTTCTCCTCTAATAGTATAAAGAATATAGCGTAAATGGGTGGTGGTCTTCTTCAATTAGTTGCTTATGGTGCCCAGGATGTTTATTTAACTGGTAATCCTCAAATTACCTTTTTCAAAGTAGTTTATCGTCGTCATACTAACTTCGCTATTGAAGCTATAGAACAAACAGCTACCGGAAGCAATTCACTTGGTTCTCGTGCTACTTTTCAGTTAACTCGCAACGGAGATTTAATACATCGTATTTACTTCTATGGAAAAATTAAAAATAATTCAACCGCAAGCGTAGCTTTAGTTCCTAATTTTGGACAAAAATTATTAAAAACAATTGAACTTGAAATAGGTGGCCAACGTATAGACAAACATTATTCCGAATGGTTATATATATGGAACGAATTATCTCTTCCTTATGGCAAACGCGAGGGTTATTATAAAATGATTGGTGGAAACAAAGAAAATGCTTGTACTTTACTTGCAACAACAAAATCATATGAATTATATGTGCCTCTTGAATTCTGGTTTTGCCGCAATGTAGGTCTCGCTTTACCTTTAATCGCATTACAATATCACGAAGTCAAAATTAATGTAGAATATGAATCACAATCTAATTTAATTGATGTGTCAACAAAAAATTCTACTTCCGAAGCACCTACTGTAAAAAATTCTACTTATACCGGTCCTAATATAGTTCTTGACGCTCCAAAATTATGGGTTGATTATATATTCTTAGATACTGATGAACGCAGAAGATTTGCTCAATTATCTCATGAATATTTAATAGAACAACTTCAATTTACCGGAACCGACAATATAACTGCTTCTGCTAATGAAGATGGTATGAAAAGTATGCGTATGAATTTCAATCACCCTTGTAAAGAACTTGTATGGGCTATTAAAAAAACTGACTCTAATGTTTATTGGAATAACTTTTCAACAGCAAAACCATTGGATTTGAATGATGCTACAGCATCACCTAATGATTATATTGCTTCAGAAAATCCTGTTATGCAAGCTAAAATAATGCTTAACGGCAATGATCGCTTCTCGCAAAGAAAAGGAGATTATTTCTCTTTAGTACAACCTTATCAACATCACGAAAATACCCCCGACGATTACCACAAAGGTATAAACGTTTATTCCTTTGCTATTAAACCCGAAGAACATCAACCAAGTGGAACTTTAAATATGTCTCGTATAGATACTGCTGTTCTATCATTATCTTCCAAAATCGAAGGTTCAATACATATATATGCTGTAAATTACAACGTTCTTAGAATATTATCCGGTATGGGTGGCCTCGCTTATTCTAATTAAATATTCTATTTGTTGATATCCATAATAGA